ACGGGAGGTACTGGTAACCCGTAGCGCCGTTCTCGGTCGTGACCTCAATCCACCCAATCTGGGCCATGTCGCTACCGTTGACAGCGTACTTGTCCTTCAGGATGATGGGGCTAGTCTCGAAGATGACGTCCTCAGCCTCGAGAGACCCGGACATTCCGGCACCGCCCTTGGCGAACTCGGAGCCGTAAATCATCACCGTGACGTCAGCAGAAGCGTCACCAGTACCTCCCGTAGTCAGACCGGCAGCCTCGTAGAAGGCCACGACGAACTGATTGTTCGTGAGGTCGACGTCGGTAACGATGGCCTTGTTGCTTCCGCTTCCGTCGTTCTGGTCGATGAGAACGGTCTGACCAACGCGAATAGCGATGGTGTTAGCGGAGCCCGTACCAACAGCGAGGTTGTCGTTGACTTGGAAGGTGGCGTTGGGGTCGCCCTGAGCGGCCTGCGTACCAACCTCCGTGTACTTGGTGTGGAGACGGCCCTGCTCTGCCCACTTGATGAGGTCAGAGTTGGACGGCATCTCAGCGCCAACCATGCGGAGGAAAGACGAGACGGTGCGGTTGCCGTAACGCTCGAACTCCTTCTCGTAAGTATCGGGGAGATACTGGTTGAGGAAGTCGAAGTTCGTGATGTAATTGGTGGAGAGAGCCACCTGCTCGGAACTGGGTTGCAAATCGAACCCGGGGCCTGTGATAGAACCTGCCATGTTTTCTGTTGTCTAAGAGTTAGGTGTTGCGCCGGCTCTTAATCTTCAAGCCTCGGCCTGAATCTTGATTGACGGCGCGGATTTTCAATCCTCCCTTCGTCGTGGTTTGTGGTGCCGGACGCTCAGACATGTTGATGTTTTTCGTCTTGCGCATGACATCGTCCACGGCATTAGCTTGCCCCTGCTCATAGAAGAACCGGGCAAACTTCTCGGGATTCATGGCGACAGCCAAAGACCTATGATACCCCGCAGCGTCCTTGACGAGGCCGTTCTCGTCCACATACCTGCTTAACCAAGTATCCGGAGTCTGTTGCAGCTTCTTCAATTCAGTGCGGTCCCCGGGCGCATACACGTAAGACTTGTCGTCGATGCTGAACTCAAAACCTTTGAATTCATCGGAGAAGACCTCATTTGTCTTCTCTTCAAACCACTCCTTCTTACGCTTCTGCTCCTCTTGGAACGTCTTCGACTGTTCAACGTATTGCTTGTACGATTGATACTCCTCGGAGTCCTCCAGAGACCCGGCACCCCTTGACTCAAGAGGGGCCTGATACTTCTCCTTCTGCTCTTCGAAGTATTTCTTCGCCTTAGCAACCGCTTTCTTTTTGGCCAGCTTGGCCTTCTTGATGTCGGCCTCGTCGTCGAGGTCTTCATCATATTTATAATCGTCCATCATCATCTCCACGTCCTCGGCATCGAGGGCGTCTTCAGTGATGAGGAGGTATTCCTTCAGTAGGCTATCGCCGTCAGCCTCGTCGAGGTTGCGGTTCACCTTCATGAAATCTTCAAGCCCACGGCCCGTCTCTTGCTTGTACTTGTAGTACGCCGCAACGTCCTCGGGCAACTCTGGCGCAGCCTCCCGCACCTCATTGAGTTCGTCAAGAGAGGTAATCTCCCGGCCGTAACGCTCGCTCAAAAACGAACGCACATCATCCTCGGATAGACGGTCGTTAACGACCGTTTCCTCGACAGCTTCTTGCTGTCCTGCCTCATGCTTTTCAAGGAGCTCTTGCTCTACCTCCTGAACGGATTTAGACTCCAACTCGTTGACCTCACGGACTTTGATTTCCATTGCTGTAAAATTATATTATTTATCGTGGACTAAACTCTGCCAAATCGAAGCCATCCAAACTGTCTTCGTTGGACTCGAAAGTCATGGGCGGCAAGTTATTCTTCCGTTGGTCGATAAGCTTGCTCTGCTCGGTATTTTGTTGACTGATTCGGTCAGCCTTAGCCTTCTCACGTTTGTCTTCTCGGGCCTGTAGACCCTGCTCTTGCATGTTGGCCAACTGCAAATTGTACTGAAACTCACGCTCCATAAGCGTGGCCTTGAGCTGCGCCTCGGCTTGCATCTTTTCAATCTCGAATGCAATCTCAGCCTGCTTGACTTGCATCTTGCCCTGAGACTCAGCTTGAATTTTTTGCATCGCTGCCTGCGCAGCCATCTCCTGTGACTGGAGGTTGGCCTGCTGCTGCATAGCCTGCTGCTGCATCTGCATCTGCTCCTCCCGCTCTTGCTTGGCCATGCGCTTAACCTTGAGCAACTGGTTGGCGAGCTTGAGGTTCTTAATCTCCCTGATGTCGATAGCATCCTCGAGATTGATGTCGCCCTTGCTCAAAGCCATCTGGATATTGGCCTCAAGCTGCGCACGCTGTTCCTCGTCAGGACTGACCTCGATGAAGATTCCGAAGTCGTAGATGTACAGGTCGTTAATCTCACGAAGGATGCTGACGTTGTACTTGCCAATCTGGTTGACGAACTCCTCCTTGAAGTCGGCGTACTCAAGGATGTCACTGACTCGGTACGTCAAAGCCTCGGCTAGAGTGCGGAACATATACAAGCTGCCGTCCAGAATATGGCGGGTAGCCGTATTGCTGTTGGCCGCAGCCAACTTCTGCAATCCGACCAGACTGTGCGGGTCGGGGGTGCTGCCATCACGGGCCTCGTTGAGACCTGTGACATCACGAATCATCTGTAAGTAGTGATTCATGTTTCCAATCAGCATCTGCGTCTTGGCTGCACCACTGTTGGAATTCAGTTCCTGAATCGGGATTCGACCGTGGTTGAACTCTCCGTCCTGAGTGAAAGACCTTCCGACAACACTACCAGTTTGGAAGTAGAGCCGCAGGGCGTCCTCAGGGTTGTAGGAGTTGCCTGTACCGAGGTCGACCTCGTTGAGTCCGTCGGCATCGATGTACACCCCGTCCGGAACTGTACGAGCGATAACCTGCTGGAGCTTGAGGTGCGTAATCTGGATGAGGTCCGCGAACGGAACCATGCGTCGGACCAGAGACTCGATGACGCCCTTGTACATGCGGGGTGCCGTAGCCACGTAGTTGGGCAACGCGTGCTGGCTTGCCGATTTCGGGCGGACCATGTTCTCGGCCACCTCCCACTTGAGCAGAATGTTGGTGCCCATAACCATAACGCCCTCGTACCAGACGTCGATGGTCTTCTCGATTTTCTCGAAGTTGCCCTCCTCCATCATCTCGTCCGGCGGATTGAACTGGTCGTCCTTTTCAATCATCCGGGCTCCGTCGCCGTCGAGCTTCTTCTTCTTGTAGACAATCTTCTTGGTTGTCTTATAGTTGAAGTACATCAGCGTAGCCACGTCACGATAGAACATGTCGTTCTCGTAGAACTGGGCTACGTTGTAGTAGTCGTACCAACTCTGGCTGTACTTGCTGATTTGCTCCAAGTCCTCGTTGGTGAGGCTCGGGTCAATCTTCATCAGCTCAGTGATGGGTAGTGTCTTAATCTCACCCCAGTAGAAACAGTCCTTGAACTGGGGGTCCTCGGTGTAGCTGTACACCACGTTGGCGGGGTCGACGTACGAAAGCTGTACGCCCGCTCCGGGCAAGAACTCATGCTTGGCGACGCTGATGCCCAAGACCGTAAGGTCGTAGTCAAGGCGCTTGCGCAAGTCCTCGTAATGGTTTTCCTCGAGGATAGTGTTGATGGCTTCCTCCTCGGCAATCTCGATGGCGGGCTTGTAGTTGAGCTGCATATACAGGCTCAGCTCCTCGTCGTTGTTCGGAAGCTCTCCCGGGTCCATAGTGAACGGGTCCATTCCCGTCTTCTGCTGGATGAGTTCCAGCATGGGCTTGGCCACCATCTGACCCTCAATGATATCCTGATACTTGCTTCGCTTGGCTTGAGACAAGGCGTCCTGAGCGTAAGCCTTGACTTTGAAGAGGCGCTCGGACATGCCGTTGACGACGATGTCAACGAACTTCGGGAGGATAGGGACCGGGGTCCAGTCCAGATTCAAGTACGAAAGGTCACCGTCGATGGCAAGCTCGTTCTTGTACTTGGCGATGTTTTGCTCTCCACGAGCATACAATCGGAGGCGATTGAAGTCGCGCCACTGGTTGTAGAAACGGCACTGGTTTCCGTCCTTCTTGAACCACTCGTACTGAATGGCTTGGCCGACCATAAGACCGTACTCATCCGAAGCCTTTTCCGCATCAGAAACAAACTGACTGGGGAAACCAGCACCCGAAATGTTAATCTTGACGTCCTTCATTAGTCGCGCAGCTCGCTCCTATAACCACGATTGTTATATCTCGGCAAGGTAATGCTTATTGAACTCTTCTTCTGCTCAGGCAGATAGA